TAATAATATTACAGCAACTGCTGCAGTATTCTCACGCTTAACAGAAGTTCAAGTTTCATCAAGCTTTTCAAACTTAACTGCTGGTACTTATAATTTGGATTTAAGTACTCTTGATCTATGGAAACCCTATTTATTTAAATTTGGTACAGATGGTTCTGCAACAGGAAACCGTGTTATTAATTTTATTGTTGAGGCCACAGAATCTTTTGTGTGTTTAGCTCATAGTGCTGGGGGTAGTGGCGTTACTTTTAATTCAACTTTAACAACAAATCTAAAATTTAATCCATTTGACTTAGCTAATAACTACAGTAATAGCACAAACAATAGAACAACAACAGCAAAAACTTATAGTACAGTAGGCTCTGTTCAGCTAATAACGATGACAGGTGTTGTTTCAGCTAATAGTCAGTATTATGTAATGATGAGAACTAGTTAAGGAGTTTTAAATGACTGAGAATAACCTTGCAATATATGTTTCTGTTATGCAGTTGGCTATTCTCACTATTGGTGTAGTGACTGTCATTGTCAAATTAGGCAAGCGAGAAGCCCTAATAGAATCCAATGCCGAAGAGTTAAAGCAACTCAAGGAGATAACAAAAGATCTAGTAAAGGCTGACATTGAGAACGGCAAGAATATCCTAACAGTAGTTGGGGATCTTAAGGCACTGAAATACCGTGTCGAAATGCTGGAGTCAAAATGATTCGCTACCTCTGGTTTTTGTTTCTGGTTGGATGCTCTTCAACCCAAGAGATATCCACCAGCAACCATTACATCCAAAAAGAAGCAATGTCCATTCTACGCACCTCCGATATCAAGGTAGCCCACAAGCATGCCCACAATATCATAGGCGAGTCTGCTGACATTGCAGGAGCGGTTGGCAATGTAAAAGATACTACCCCGTGGTGGGGAGACATGATCACATACGGGGCTATTGCCTTGGCCGTGATTGGCATTTGTTTCCTTCTCTGGTATACCGGAGTAGGTACTCTAATTAAAAAGGTGGTCTATTCATTAGGGTTGTTCATCCCAGATAAAAAGCTTCAGCAAGCCAAGGTGCTTGCCGAGGCCAAGGATGAAACAGATCCAACCACCATTCGTGAAGCAATAGCAGTCATGCGAGCCAGTGATCCTGCGTTCGATGCTGCATACAAGAAAGTGAGTAAGTAATATGGATTCATTCCTAGGTTCAGTTTGGTTCGCTCTTATGCTCTTTGCAGTCGGCTACATTGCGGGTTCTGTCGTTCCCGTAAGCAAGCTGCCTGAGCTTTTCAAGAAGAAGTGAACAAAGAACTAATCAACCTCCTTAATCAGCGTCTGGTAGAACGACTACTGGACGATCTTAAGGATGACACTAAATCGACTCCCGGCCTATACCAAGTCGTTCGCGGCGTGGTAAACGACAACCGGGAAGCGTTGGATGGTATTCCCTCCAGCACTCTGGATACCCTTGAGGAATCCATGAAGGCTAGAATGCCATTTAAGTTTAAGTCTTCTCAGATTTAACACCCACGGTTCCTAGGGGCAGGAATGCCTCTAGGAGCCTTTTGTTTGATTCAGGCTACCCAGATAGCCAAGATCCGTTAGAACCGTTTATAGGCCATTCTAGGGCCATTAGGAGGCAAACCATGAAGCCACCCCCAGAGGTCATAGACGACTTCCGTAATCACCTATACTTTTGTTTCAAGTATTTGGGTCTAGGTGAACCCACCCCACTCCAGTATGCCATAGCCCATAGGCTGCAGGACGGTCCTAGTGACCACATCCTACAGGCAGGGCGAGGTGCTGGAAAGAGTGTAATTACGGCTTGTTATGTTTCGTGGATTCTATTACGGAATCCCAATACTACAGTACTTGTACTTTCTGCTACGGCTGACAAGGCCATTAAGTTCGTGTCACAGACCAGATCAATCCTGACTCTGGTTCCCTACATGAAGACCCTTGAACCACAGGAGTTTGACAAGGATAGTGCATTTGGATTTAATGTAAACAACAGAACTAAATTCACTCAGGATCTATCCGTTACCGCCAGAGGTATCACCTCCCAGATTACTGGTCTACACGCAGACAAGATCATTGGCGATGACATTGAGATCCCTGAGAACTCAGACAGTCCACAGGCCAGAGAGAAACTCTGGGAGAGATGTCTTGAGCTTGAGAATGTAAAGAACAAAGAAGATGATTCTTCTATTCGATTCCTAGGTACGCCACAATCCAAGGACTCCGTATACAACAAACTAGGTGGCATATACAAGATTATCAAGTTCCCAGCAGTAATGCCAGACTTGGATAATGCAGAGGATGTTGAAGATGTTGATACCTATGTGTTGCAATTGGGCTTGGAGTCGGGTTGTTCGACTCAGCCGGAAAGATTCTCGGATGAGAAGCTTGCTGAACTTGAAGCAAAGATTGGTCCTACAAACTTTGAACTCCACTATAAACTCAAAACGACTTCAGCAGACAACAAGAAGTATCCGCTCAGGCTTCAAGACCTGATCGTTATTGATGTCGATCCAGAGGTATTTCCCGTAAAGGTAGTCCACGCAAAGAGCGTGGTCAATCGACGGGTATCCTCGTTTGGTATGAAGGGAGATCTAGTCTATGAGCCGATGCACATTGAACCTAAGTTTGTCCCGTACTCACAGACCGTTCTCTTCATTGACCCCTCTGGTCGTGGCGCGGATGAGACTGCAATATGCGTTGCGTCATTCGCTCATGGTTATGTTGTCATCCATGAACTCCTTGGCATTCAGGGTGGATACGACACACCGACACTAAAGCAAATCTGTAAGTTAATCAATCAATACAACATCAATCTAGTTAGATATGAGTCTAACTATGGCGATGGTATGTTTGGAAAAATTCTTACACCAGTAGTCATGCAGAACTGCGGTCAGGTAGCCATTGAGGAATTCAAGGTATCCGGTCAAAAGGAAGTACGAATAATCAATACTCTTGAACCTATCATGTCTCAACACAGACTTGTCATGGATACTCAGGTAGTCATAGACAAAGACAACCAAGTTCAGATTACCAGAATGCAGGAAAAGCGTGGAGCACTGAAGCACGATGACCGTGTGGATGTCCTTGCTGCTGCCGTATCTTACTGGACTGATGCTTTGGCAATCGACCCCGAAAAGGAAATGATTGTAAGACAGGAAGAAGATTACAAGAATAAAGTAAAAGAATGGATGGGCAACAAGAGATCCCTAGGTATTCTAGGAGAAAGAATCTCTGGTGCTGTCCTGCTAAATGGAAAAGAACCAAAAGAAAAAAAGTTTGGTAAATCCATACTAAGGAGAAAACGATAATGGTTCCATTAATTATGGGTGGTATGGCTTTAGCGCAGGGTATTATGGGTGCATTTGGTGCATCAAGCCAAGCTAAATCTCAAGCAATGGCTCAGGAAATTCAACAAAGAAACGCAAATTTTAGAGCGCAATGGGAGAACGAATCTCAAAACAGAAACTTAATGAGACAGTTTCAGTCAGCTTTAGAGGCAAACAAAGCAATTGAAAGAGGAGCTACAAAAGAAAGAGCTATGGCTGAGTTATACTTAGACAAAACTTTTTCAAATCAAAAGAGTACTCTTAGCAAGCAAACCGCAGAAGCAACATCAACATTCAATAGTGTAATGCGTGGTCGTGGTGTAACAGGAACCAGTGGCACTGCCCGTGCTCTGATGCGTCAAAACATGGAAGCTCTTGGAGCTAATATGACGGCTCTTCGTTTAAACTATCGCAATGCTTATAAAGATATTGAATCACAGCAAATGGCTAGATTGGCGCAGCGAACAGATACCTCATGGCCTCAGCAGATAACATTTATTCCAAATAAGCAACCAATCATTGATGCTAGCTCAGCAGCCTTAACAACAGGTCTGATTTCAGCCGCTATTGGTGGAGCTGCCACTGGTTACAGCGCACAACTTTCATATGGTTGGGGTGGTGGCGGTGGTGGCATGGGCAATGGCAGCGATGCTTCTCTATCCGCATCAGCTTTAGCTGCTAGACAAGCAACAAGAGGTTTCTAATGGCTAAAAAAGATCTATATGCTTCCCTCC